TTAAGGTTTGCCGGTATTGCCAGCGGTGTTGACTGCTGACACCCCATCGTCATCGAAGCAATTAGTGTGGATATAAACAGGACGCTCAACGATCTTTTGCACTTCACGTGTAATTGTTTCGGTTTTAACACGCTCAACTTCTTTTGATTCTTCATACTGCTCACCCGCTTGATTGGCTTTTTCCTGAGCTTCTTTTTCAGCATCAAGATACGGTTTTAGTTTTTTATCGATTTTGTCCTGACACGTGATTTCAGCATTCAGTACTTTGTTTTGCACTTTTGCCAGGCGAAAGGTTTGCACCCCACCAATGGCCACGGCGCTCAACAATAGAAATAGGAGAATGCAGATAATCACCTGGTAGAACTTTGCCAAGAATGCTGACATCAGTTCACCTCCATACATTTGTTGTAGCGTTCCAGCTGGCGAGTCCAGACCCCATAGCAGTTATTGGAACGAATGGAACAGTCACGCTTTGCGACATACTTCCATTTCAAAAGTGATTTGCATGCTTGGATGTAATCACGTGCCTTCAAGTTGCGCAGCATGGAAGATCCAGACCAAGCACCTGTGCCGTACTGGTAGGTGAAATCCAGATACAGATCATATTCAGGTTGTGAGATTGGGATATTCAGAACGGTTTTATTAAACCGCTGTGCATCCTTGTCCATGTGCAACTTGAGATATTCAAACGCCTGTTTGCGGTCAATCGCAGGGTCAGTCATTTTGACGCGCACACCGTTTGGATAGACCGTTGTGCCATGGCCAATGGTCGGCACATCCCCTTTGACTGGAATCACTGGCTTAGCTGTAAAGCCTTCTTTTATAGCCGTTACCTGAATCTGCTCATCGCTTGGACCAGTAATCCACATACCTGCAGCAAGCACCAGAGAAGATCCAATCACGTAGTATTTAGTTTTATTAGACACCGTACTGCCCCCCTTCTTTTTTCATCCGGAGTCGATGAATTTCATCAGCACGTTTATTTTCCAATCGCTTGTAGTACCAATTCACCATGAAGCCACCAAAAGCAAAAAGTATCCCTAGCCAAGCGAGTACATCGACTGATGCAAGATACGCCAAGAAACCAGAAGCGGCCCCTGCATACGTTGTTTTTGATGCAGCGGAAGAAACAGTCGCTGCCATTTCCATTACTGCTGATTTCTGATCGGACATGCCGCCCCCAATTTTTGACATTAAAAAACCCTGATCTAATTAAAGATCAGGGTTAACGGTGGTTTGTTGGGTGTTATTAAACTACAATTATCGCATCTCATCGTTAGCTAATAATTATGCTTAAAAAAATTTTGGTTTCATCTTGTATGTTTTTATTTTCCTGCTTTTGTTATGCAGAATTCATAGAAAATAGTGACATTACCACCTATCTAAATCAGCAATTAAAGTTGAAATCAGAAGTTAGGATCCCTGCTGGAAGCTATAAAATAGATGCAGGTAAGTCTATTGTATTACCGAGCAATTCATCACTTATTCTTTCTCCAAATACCAATCTAAATGTCATTCCAAATAAATTGGGTAGCTATCGCGTATTCAAGATTAAAAATGTAAAAAATGTAAAAATTTCAGGTGGAAAAGTCATTGGCGATAAATATACCCATCTTGGAAAAACTGGTGAATGGGGTATGGGTGTTGAGATTCGTGATTCACAAAACATATCCATCTCAGATATGAGTATAGATAAGATGTGGGGTGATGCTATCTATGTCGGAACTGATGGTAAAAACTCTACTTATAATATTAAGTTGAATAATATAGTAATGAACGACAATCGAAGACAGGGCTTAACAATAATTTCTGTTGATACCCTTAATGTCCGAAATTTGAAAGCAACAAATACTAGCGGAGCCAAGCCATCTGGAGGGATCGATATAGAACCTAATAATGGTACAGGTGTAATAAGAAATATTAGTCTTGAAAATATTGTTACCTCAAATAATGCAGGACCAGGCATTCAAATAGGCTTGAGTCGTTATGATAATACCAAGAAACCTGTTTCTATCAAAATTAATAATCATACGGATATCGGTTCTCAATATGGTCTTTTGTTGGGGGCTATCAGTGCAGTGCCATCTGGAAAAATAGAGATGAAATCAATTAACTACAGCAAAAGTAAAAATGCGAGCTGCTTTAATTCATGGACCAATAAAAAATTTAATATTGATATTTTAGGTGATATTGGGTTGGTAAAAACTAGATATTGTATGGCTTATTTAAAACATCCCAATATCAATATAAAAAGCTTTAACTAAGGTCTTTTTTAATTTAACTAGTATCAGAGGTTCGTGTGCACATATCCATCAAAACAAAAGTCAATAAAAAATATTTTCTGGCTTTCTCATTCTCAATTCTATTTGCACTTTTCATTGCACTGGTACCTTGGACGGATTTAAGAAGTAGTCCTTATTACGATAGAGCAAACTACGTTTATTTCATGGATGAGGTTGTAAATAAAACTCATTGGTTTGATTTTGATGGTCTTTTAACAAAAATCCTCAATGAATGGGGATGGCATAAATTTCTATCGTTCACCACAGAAACACTTGGTTTAAGTTCAGGACCTATAATATTTTTTATTACGTTCCTTTCAGTATTTACTGCTTCAATGTTTTTATCAAAGCGATATTCAATTGCAAGTATATTGCTACTTATAAATCCCCTGTACGTGGACTTTGTAGCATCACAATTACGTCTTGCCTTCGCCATGAGTATTATCTTTATAGGCTATTACTTCTATCGAAAGAAGAATTTTATATACATTCCAATTCTAGCGTCCACACCATTTATCCATACCTCTGCTGTATTATTTATATTTATTATTGGGGTTTCACTAGTAATTTCTAATATAAAATCAATTCCCGCACAAATAAAAACTGTAATTTCAATGTTGGTAGGGTTTATAGTTGCTGCTGTTACTGGCCCATTAATGGCAAGTATTTTGACAAATTTAGAGGATCGTCGAGCTGAATATAGCGATATGTCGTCCCCATTACTCTATATGATTTTTTGGCTCGTTATCTATTTATACTTATTGTTTAAAGGTTTATTTGAAAAGCAAGATAAGCAGTTCTCTTTCTATATCGCTATTTCTATTTTAAGCATTGTTTTTCTAAACACGATCATGAGTGGATATTCTTCTCGTTTCTTGGCAGCCTGCTTCCCTTTTGTAATTGCAGCCTTAATTGAGATTAAAGGAAAGGAAAAAAGTATTCTTTTTCTTTCTTATATCGCATATACCACAATGCTTTGGTTTTTCTGGTTCACTTAAAATTAAATATAATAAAAAGGGGCAGCAGCCCCTTTTTTATTAACTATAATTTCCCCACATTGTACAATTTTTCCAATATGTTTTCGTCCGTCCTCCTAACACCCTGTTGGCTGCATCACTATTTTGAGTAGCCGATCCCGTAACAGCTTTATTGGTCACAGTATTGTTTGCAACCGTGCCATCCGTTAAGGTGGCTGTAACATCGGCAGTAAGTACTGCTGTATCTGCTGGCGGTAAGTTGGGTTTCCCCCAATCTCTGAAATTTCCAGAATTTTCAGGTACACCTAAATGAGATGGTAATCTTTTATAAAACCCCTCTGAGTGAATATTGCGCACAAAGCTACGTTTGCCACTACTAATCGTGTCAGGTATATATACGCCATGATAAGTCGATTGAGTGAATAGCTCTTTAGGCATTTTAGCTAGTGAGGTTGGATCAATTTCAACTGTAACTCCATCAATATCAATAATTCCATTCACATTAGTTTTAACCGCAAAAGAAGCAGTAGTACCAGTTCCTGCATTTGAGTTATCAAAAACGTTTATCAATCTTAGGTTTTTAATATTTACATCAACTTGAGGTGAAGCTGCACCCTTTTCAAACACAAATGGTCTAAGAGAATTCTGCGCAAGTACATTTTCAATGAAAATCCGACGCCCATTTGATTGCAGGCCAGCTCCGTACATTTCCGTATCCTTGATACGAAGATACCCACTATCTGCAAACTCCCCACCTACGCTGTATTGGTTATAGTGATAGCAAATTGTGTCTAAAGTATCAGCACGTCCGAAGATTTTGCACCCCGTTAAAGACCATTCACCACCCGTCATTTGAAACGCCCACGGGTATCCCTTTTTAGCAACATCATCGGGATGCGGTGTGCTTGCATCAAACGTACATCCTACAAAATTAGCAGCAGCCCACACACCACCAACTAAAACATTACGAGCTAAAGCGAATCGACAGTTGGTAAAGTTAATATCTTTAATTGAGTTTGAAGATAATGTTGGCTCAATATCTATACAGTACTTAGGTTGAGTGCCACCTTGCACATACCCACCGCGTAAAAAATCGCAGTTAACATATTCTTGATGCCAACCTTTCACTAAAGACGCTGTGTTTCTATATGAATTATCAAAAAGACAATTAACAGCTTTAAGCCATAGTTGTTCGCCATTGGTCAGCTCATAATCATTTTTGTAGCGAGTATGAAGGCAGTCGATTGGGCTGTTTATAGATGTAAGGTTAAATAGACGTACTTGAGGATAACCCAAAACCACAAAAGGATATAACCTCAACTCAGAGGTAGGCTTAGTCCGAACATCAGCATTACCATCCAGTTTAAAATTCATCATAGTGATTTCTGAAACGACGAGAGGTTGTATGCAGAAAATTCCATAACCATTTACGTTCGTTGGAGAATTATCACAATTCTGAACCCACGAATTAGCGCCTGCTCCATAAATCACACATGGAAAATCAATTTGCTCAAGATAGCCGTAGATGCGATAAGATTTGCCTTGCTCGGCTTCAGGAATATATAAGGCTCCACCACCTTTATTTCTTAACCATTTAATAGCCCGGTTGAAGGCAAGACCATCCGCTGTCTGTTGTCTGATTCGAATTGATTTATCTTGATCAGAATAATAGTCGGTAGCATATAAAGTCTGATCTCCGTTTCCTTTTGCACCAAAATCCTTTACCGAAACTTTTTCCCACTTCTTATTAAAAAAGTCTTCATTGATTTCGTATTGGCTCTGACCTTTATGTACAACAAAAGAGGAATCCCAGCCTTTATCTACAGCAATCTGGGCAAGGCGTTGCATGAGATAGTTGTAATATTCATCTAACTGATCTAGTGCTACACCCTGCTTTCGGATTTCCTCCATGAGATAAGCTCGAAGCTCATCGTCTCGATCGTCCACATATTTTTTCAGTGCATCAATACGATTACTTAAAATCCAATCAGCAACGCCAAGCTCTTGCAGCTTTAACCAAATCCAGTCAAAGTCCTTGTTTACCGCAGGTGGACGGAATGAATTATTGTAAGATTGGTAGTCAGTATTGCGGCTAAATGGCGTATTTCGCTGTAAGGTAATCTTTTTACCGGCTGCTGGTGCAGTGGTGAATACCACATTTCCACCAGTTAGGCTCCACGTTGCAATCGGTGGTTCAATATCATCCACTAATACAATTAAATGATCTTTGGTCTCACACTGAAACCCCAGCGCAAAGCTAGTAGTAATACCGTTTCCGGTGTGCTCGATATACGGCGTCTGTTCTGGTACTGCCATGATCTGCCCCTAATTTTCAAAATCTAAAGTGGCCTCAATCACGCCACTATTCCCTCTCCAATTAGGGCCTTCATTGACCTCGTTATTTCTGTGTATTTTGCCTACCCGTTCTGGTGAATCAGTCAGCGTTCCAGCAAATGAGTCCAGATAGTCATCTTCCTGATCACTAATGGCCGGGTTAAACATGCGCATCTGCTTGTACTGGACTGAGCTATTTTCACCTTCTTCTGGTGTATCGATTACAGATACATGCACCCAGACTAGACCTGATACCAGTGGCCCTTCAATAGCTTCTAAAATACGTTTATTTTTGGCACCGGTTGCATGATGCTCAGTCACACCACAGCGCAATTTACGCGCCTTCAGTGCACCTTTAAGTGCAGCTGCAGCGAATCCACCAATACCGTTGGTCTCAATAACAATTTTAGAAACATGGAACTGCTCGATCAGATCGCAGAGTTGCCAAGCCTGACCACCTATGATTTCACCCTGTTCATTATGGGTAACAACTTCACCTTTAAGGGCCACAGACCTGTGCCAGTACTTGGTTCCTAGATCATCATGCAGGGTTATCGCAACGGCTGAAATATCGGATTTAATTTTCCCGGATGATGGATCCCAGCGTGCAGTGATACCCACAATGCGGCGCTCACCAAGCATCATGTAATATTCACCGTTTGCACGTTTCAGTACTGGCTCACAGTCATATGGAATCATCTTGTCCGGATCAAGACGCACATCCCCAATTGGCTTGGCATGCATCTGGTATTGACCATCCCACTCATTCAAGGTGCGACATTCTTTACGTCGTTTGCCCATTTCCAGACGTGTGAATCGTTTTGGCCAGAGTGCTTCGCTGTATACGTCGATTAAATAATGCGACTCTTTGAGGATGATCTTATAAGCTGTGCCCTGCTTATGGACGACATAATCCTTATCTTTTTCTAAAACACGGCCTGAAAAACTGATGCCACTAAATACATAGATCGGCTCAAAATCTACCAGGCATTCAGTGACATTCTCGAATCGTTTTTCTTTTTCAAACATCCGAAGAATTAAACAGTTTGCCCCCTGTTTCTGGACATCGGTATAAAGTGAATCATGGGTGTGCGGTGTACCCACAAACAGTTTTTGTCCACCTGGTATGAGAATGTGAGTCTGCTCACCCAGTCGATAGCGCAGCTTTGCACGTGCTTCTGGTGTGCCGATGTTCGCTGGCATTTCAACGTCATCATTCTGGATCTCATGCGCACGTGCACCCGTGACGTTGGATAGCACACCACGCGCATGGATTGAGCCATGACGAACATCACTTGAGCCACTAATCCACCACTTTTGCAGTTCTCCACGTGCTTTGTGTACGTTAAATAACTGACAAAGTGGATGCTTTTCTACGACCTGCTGTGTTCCTCGACTACACTTTGCTGCATCATCATCGGTTGCACCTTGATGCAATATCAAATGTTCTGGATTGCAGTAAAGTTTCCAGGCGTTATAGATGTCCAGAATCGTAGATTTACCGTGACCACGTGGCATCATCAATAGACCAAGTGGCCCGTAATCCTCCAAGAAATCACAGACATCTAAATGAAAGTCCGGCACATCCCAGTTCATCGCTTCCGCATAGACCAGGAAGAATGCAGCAAAGCCCACCTTAACCATGATTAGCTTGGACGCTGTTTACGTTCTTCCAGCTTTTTGGCCACACTCTCAAGAATGGCTGTCGCCTGTGCTTCCGGTGATACCTTTCGATCACTTCCATCGCCAGCTGACAATTCATCATCAAGCAAGACGCGGTTTAATTTCTCCATGCAGGTCAGCGCTTCCTTTGCGCCTTTGTATAACCAAACTTTGTCACCACGGCCTTTCTTATCAAAAACATCCTGACCATAAGCTTCAGTCATTAGATCGACCGCATCCGTACCGGCCATCTCCATACAGAGTTTTAACTTCTCTACTGTTTCAGGCTTTAAAAAACGTAACTTCTTTACATCCGACATAAAAAATCCCCCGTATATAAGCCATATATACAGGGGGTTCGGTTGGGCTTAATTGGGTGTCCTACTTTGGTAGTCATAGAATCTTAATGGTTTAAAATGTATGCTGATTGAGCAAATCTGCAAACTACAATAAGTGGTATTTCAAGTGAAAACTTTAATTCTTGCTGCAATCCTAGCACTGCCTACAACTATGACTTTTGCTGGTTCATGTGACCATAGCTGGCAGTCTGCTAAAGATGGCTCATCTTGTGGCGGCCGTGCTGCTGATCGTCGCCCAGGTGGTAAATAATAATTTATTAAGATCAAAAAATAAGGCTGCAATTGCAGCCTTATTTTTATTGCACAAGTCTGTCAAAATCAGGCATCTGAATATCACCCACATCATCACCCCAAAAGCGTGTCCGGTCATGTTCACGTTCGGCCTTTCTCAGATATTTTTCTCGGTACCCAGGAGCAATCACATCCTGCAGCTCATCAAAGACCAGGCGATTAGTCGCGGCTTTGGTGTACCACAAGTTTTGTGCAGGAATCTTATTTTTGAGCAGCTTATAGGCTTCATTGGCTGCATTGGTATCCTTGTTTTCGTAGTACTGCGTCAGGTTGCCCACAGTCAGACCAAGCACCGCTTTAGCATCTGAACCCAATGGGCCCACCATAAAATCAGAAGTACTACGCCCTGAAGTATCGGTACCAGCAACCAGAATGTCACCTAAGATGGATAGACCGCCACCCTGAACCGCTGAACGTGTCCAGAAATTCATAGCCTTTTGCGGATCATCACTATCCCACATGGTTGATGGATCGTTACCATTGGCCAGCTCTTTAAGCTGTACAGCTAATGCACCAAGTATTGTGGTCATAGCAAACAGTGAAATGCCATAAGCTGCTTTGCCTTTCACACCATCCTGTGCCATTGCACGTGAACCATGACGCATTAAGAATGCTGCTGGGAATGATTTAAACTGAAGCATGGATTTGACCAGTTCACCCATGCCTGTGCCTTTGCGCTGCCCTGCACTCATCCAAGTACGTTCACGTAATCCAGCTTCAACCACGGCCATTCCCTGTTCATCCAGTAAGTGTGCCTGAAATTGTGTGGCCACTTCGTCACGCACCTTTTGTGGGTCGCCAAACCTAGTTAAATCACTATCTGGAATTTCATAGATAGAACGTGCGGACATGAGCTGGCTGCCTTTTCGATCCACAACCGGATCAGCCAGACGCATGACTTCCCAAGCACGTTCATTTAGTCCGGTTTTTTCCATGAGCTCACGATCCATTGCGTCCAGATCAGACCAAGCTTTAGAGCGGGTCAAAGTACCGTATTTATGCATAAGCATCTTGGTAAAACCGACTTTTGAAGCTGCTGTGAGTGCATTTAGGCCAGATATACGCATAACCTGTGAAGCAATGCCACTGGATACCCGAGCCAGTTTCTGTGACTTACCATGTACTGAGGTCAATCCATCATCAGACCAACGTGCGATAGATCCGAGCATTTCCTCTGTGGCCAGACCTAAGCTGTGCGCCTGCTGCCGATCTTCTTTATTTTTCGGATTAAGCTGTGAAATCAGTTCACCAAAAGTTTTACGGTAGGCAATACCATGGATCGATGCAGTCTTGGCAATCATGGCCTGATCGGTGACGGATGAAATTGTGGTACCACCCAGCATCGATGCCACGTTCATTGATCGGTATGCAAGACCGAGATTGGCTAACACTTCGGATTGTGGTGTATTCTGCCCTGAGAACTCATCAAACATGGTCTGTGCACGTTTACGGCTCTTGCCTGTCGTGTTCTGGTCTAAACCTTTTAGCCAGTCTTTCTGCTCGGCTGCATCCATCAGAATACGCATAGCATTACGTGGATTACTGCCCAAGTTTTCTACCAGTGCAATGTCTTTAGATAGTCCATTCACGTGGGCTTCGATCAGATCCACAAACGGCATGCCGCCAAATTCGGCCTGATACTCCATCCATGATTCAGCATCCTTAAAATGCAATACGCGGCTTTCAGAATGTCGACTGGTCACTTTGGAATTACCACCAAATGGCTGGCGGCCTACTTCGGTTTTATTGGCACCGTTGCTGCTCAGTGTGTCGAATGAGTATTCAAGCAGCTCGCGGATCTCTTGCTGTGAATAATACGTGCCGTCCTCATGCACATATTTTGAAGTGTCGATTAAGCCTTCTGCTTTTTGCACCCAAGCCTGTTTGCCGGCTAATACAATCTTTTCAAGGCTATGCGTTTGCGGTAAGCCCCAATCATCCAGCTTTCCAATATCACCCCCAGCACGGTTGAAGCGTTCACGCATACCTTCGAAGACTTCGCCCATCTTGTCCGAAATCTTCTTGGCCAGCGGATCGCCAGTGTTATCACCAAAGCGCTCACGGACAATTTTCTGCACCAGTTCTGCATCAGTAAATACACCTAAAGCACCTTTCACATTGGTATAGAAGTCCACCAGATCACCACGGTAAACAGATGCAATCGCACGTGCTTTGGAGTCAATCGATTGAATGCCGGACATATCACCATGCGGTGCCACCATACGATCCACCACTTCACTGGCCGATAGTGTTGGATGATCCAGAGCAGCAAGGTTTTTGTTTTGGGTCAGAATGTCACGCGCTGCTATCTTATGCTTGCGTTTAAGCTGTGCCTGAATATCTTCCGCCACAAATTTACCGGCTTCAGTTAGCTTTTCAGCATCGGATAGATTGCGCCAATTATTAATATCTTTCTTGGCCAAAGACTTCATGGCATCTTTGATGCGCTGTTCAATCTGCTGTGCTTCTTGCTGATTCAGGGATGCTTTGCCAAGTGCTTTGGCTACGGCGGCCTTGCATTGTTCTTTCATTATTCAGCCACCTCATATGTAGCTTCAAAAATATCAGGCTTGCATGGGTAGAACTCTCCCTGCACACCCTTGATGATATAATCACCAACATTGGCAGACATAACACCTTCAAGAGTATTTATCTGGATAATATGCTTATCAATTCCAGATTCATTATATTGATGCCACTCATAAAACTTTGCCTTATTTCCAGTAAAAGAAAAAACCTCCTCAGCATTTTTTCCATCCCACTGGATTGCATCAATTACAACTGGTTTCTTGCGGTACTTCATAATAAAAATGCTCCGATAATTTCCATCATCAGAGCATTTGTTAAGGTTGGGTTTGTTGGGTAAAGAGAAATAGATCGATTTAGGTTTCGCTTTTTTCGACAACTAGAACAAGGCGTTTACCAAGCATAGCTCCCATTCCTTCAAAAATTGAATGAGCTGCCCACTTATTAAAAGGTGTTAGGTTATTCTGTAGATAATTACCACTAGAATCATGGTAAAAAAAGAGTAAAGCGCCATTATTATTGTATGACTCTTCTATCAATTCGATCTCTTCATTCGTATCTTGAAAACGAACTTTTACTTTATAAGCCATTAACTACCCCTAATATTTTTTAATTGAGAGAACAATCTAGCACAGCCTAATTATTCCCCAAACTGTAAAGCACAACTAATGGCCGTTTGAGCGGCCAAAGTATCTTCTTGTGCCTGACGTGCTTCTGCTTCCAGCTCATCCAGTCGTTCACGTAAAGACATGGTGATTTCTTCCATCTCGCCATCTGGTCGCATACGGCTAACAGAAATCTGCTGATCCGGATTTTGCATGATGATGTCTAAAGCGGCTGATTCTTCTGGCCCATCACCAAACAATGAACCCTGACGCGGATCACCCATTGCTTCAATCTCATCGATTTTGCTTTGGATGTTTTCACCGATGGCTTTAGCACTACGCTTGTTCTGGTCAAAGACATTTAAGAAGTCACGCGCACCAGGTGAAAGTCCATCATCGATGAGCTGACCTTGGTTTAGGTAATCCGGTACGGTCTGGCCATTGGCTTTCAGGTCACTGAGCTTTTGCGCTGCCTGTGCCAGATCCTTTGCAATCGTGTTCTGATGTCGTCCACCCTGTTTCACCAGACTATCAAGCTGTGCCAGTTGAGGTGCAGCACGGAGCAATGCGGACAACACGGTTTTACTGTCATCGTCCAGATTCTCAGCCATACGGCCAATCAGGGCAGAATCATTAAACGCACGTTGCATGATGGCTGATTCAATACGGCGCTTTCCTTCCTGGCTTAATCGTCCGTCACCCGTAATCACTGTGCCCTGTTCAGACTTTGGCAACGACCCCACAAAGCCGCGTACAAAGTCCATAGATCCATCTAGGTTGATCGTACCGTCATTATTGATCTTCAGAAGTGATGCATCCGGCAAACGATCCGAATCACTCACAGCGCGTTCAGTTGCGGAGTACTGCGCCACGTCCGATTCATTGGCCAGTTTGGCAAACTGCGTACGGTCGGTATCGGTTAAACGTGTCCGAACTAAAACAGGCTTGTTGATGCCGTCAATATCAATCCCACGTTCAGCCGCGTACTGTTCCAGAAATGCCCGATATTCTTCAGCACGTCCGGCTTCATAGGCTTTTGCAATGGCCAGTGTACGTCCGTTGCCGGATTCCACTACATTGTCCATGCCGATAATCGGTGCACCATCAGACAGCTTTGGAGATTCACCGAGCAATTCAGGTTTTAAGTCATCGGCCATGCGCTCGATCTGCTGGCGTGATGCTTCACGGGTACGGTCACGCGGTTGCAGTTCACCCGGATAAAGTGGATTTACTCCATAGGCCAGATCATTGGATGCGATTAATTCATCCAGGCTTTTAACTTCATAGGCGAAATCGTAGCTAGATCCATCCATGCCATAGGCTGTGGTAATATTATTACCAGTGTAATTTTTATATTTACCAGTATTGATGAAATCCTTTACACGATTGACGTAATTAATGGTTTCTTGTGCTTTAGGTTTACCATTTTTCTGCATGGCTTTACCATTTGCGAAGCCACCATTGTAGTGAGCAGCCAATACCAGAGGGTCTTTGGTTTTATACTGTTGTGACATTTCCCGAACAAGGTATAGCGCCATTTCAGTAGCATGTTCAGGATTATTAACATCCCATTTCTTTTTATAGTTACGCTCAAGACCTGCCTTAGTTTCAGGCATAATTTGCATAATCGACTGCGCACCCACTGGTGATACTTGCCAGTTATGTGACTTCTCACCTGCACGTCGAATTGAAAGTAGTAATGGTACAGCCCAATCCATATCCATTTCTTTGGCTTTTGAATGCAATATGGAATCCAAGCGTGGATCATCATAACGAATCTTACTGTATTCACTGGGTGCAATACGTACAGGCTTCTGCTTTTCCTCCCCCTTCACAGGATGCGTCACATTGACTGGCCGACCCATGCGGATTGCTTCAACTGATGCATCTAGGTTTTTTAAATGGTTGTTGTGCTGGATTGGATCGGCTGGCTTCACTGGTGCGGCTGCATCATCAAACTGCATTTCGTTGACAACCAAAATGGACTGAATTTGCGTATTTTTAGCCTCTATCTCGTCAGCACTGAGGCTTTTCAATTCTGCATCAATATCGCTATCCAAGCGTGATCGAACATAACGACCACCTAAAAATAGCAAACCATTTAAGGCCGCATCAGTGCCAACACTCTCATAAGTTACTTCATATTTTTTGGCCTGTTTGTCATAACCTTCTGATTCAAGAATTGCACCACTTATCGCTTGTCCCCCTGTAGATAGGGCTGTTGCACCACCAACAGAAAGTGCAGCGTCTTTAATGAGACCACCCGTACCTTTTAAACCATAAGACATAGGTAATAGGGTTGATACTGTAGCCACTCCACCATCTGTCAAACCGACCTTTAAAGCCGTTTCACTATCCACACCATCACGGGTCAAGTCGCCATAGACATAGTGAGACTCGGATAAGCCGGTGACTGCTGCTGCACCCGGCACACCACCAACGGCGCTACCAACCACGGCACGTGTTGCATAATCCCCCAAACTGAATGCAATGTTGCCGATGGTGCCGGTGTTTTCTTCATCCTTCAGATAGTCGATAGACTCATACACCAGATCATCACGCGCCTTTTCCTTATTGGCCTTGTAAGCAGAATAAGGTTCAATGATTTCGTCTGTGCTCACATCCTTGAAAGAATAAGAAACACGATCCACCACGGCATCCACCGGTGCAGTGATGGTATCCACAGCCTTTGCAAAGCCGGCACCCATACCGCGCACCGGTGCAGACAATTGGAACAGGCCGCTAGATTCTTCCTTTTGCTCGACTGGCTTGTGTGCAATCCCTTTGGCGTTTAGCTCATCAACCTGTTTTTGTTCTTCAGGTGCATATTCAGATAACCAGTTACTCATTACTTGGTTACTCCATCAGGCATATTCATATAAAACAGCGGTGCACCACGTTCATTGATCAGTGCATAGCGTACCTGTCCTTTTGGTCCTCGCTGAGATTCCCGACGTAGGCGCAAGTCCTTGAGCTCAGATTCTGAAATCTGGTATTTCTGGGAGATTGCCGCATAGCGTGTATCCAGAATACGTTCAAAGCGATCATCGTCCATCCCGTATGGCTTTGATACCTTCCAAGTCTTTTGATTGCCGTACTTCACGCCCTGCTCATATACACCACCAGTGGCCAGACTTAACGCTGTATTCGCTAGATCCTTGCTCATATCGTCCTTGTCTTTGTGCTGGTAGCCATTACGTTCAGACAGGTGCGCATAGATCGATTTAAAAGCGGCATAGGTCATGTTTGCCGTGCCACCTGAAACGGTACTACCTACATACTTATTGAACTCAGCCTTGAGAAGATCATCTTTAGGCATAATCAGCTGCTTGTTTTTCAGTGCTTGTGTGCCCGAAATAATTGCAGCCGCGACATCCTCACCATCACGTGAACGGTAATTATTGGCACGAGCTACACCAGCCATGAGATAGGAATTATCATCACCACCCAATTGCTTGATTGTGGCTGCCCAGATCTGACTGCCTTTTGGTACGCCTTTAGACTCAGAAATCAGACTGCCAATGAAGTCTAATTTTTGATTAACCCCCATGCTATCGAAGGCTTGCTTAGCTTCTGGTAAATCCTCGGCTGGAATAGGCTTAACCTTGAGATTGTCATCCTTTAAGGCAAACTGACTCACACCATTTTCCAAGACCTTTGCTGCGAATGACTTTGGATTGGATTTGAGTTCACCACCGTTCAGGCTATGTGTCTGTAATCCTGCTTCACGCACGGCCTGATTTGGGTTGTTTTTTAGGGTTTCAGTTTTCTCTTTATATAGATCCTCGTAGACCTTCAAAACCTTTTCTTCATTCACTGCATCTGCTGATTTGCTATTGGCCATCACAGCCTTTTGCTCATTGATCCGCTTCAACTGTTCCGCTGAAGATAGACGGGAAAACTTCTGGAAGTTGTTCGACTGTGACTTATAGAAATTATATTCCGCTTCATGTTCAGTGCCTGCCACAGCACCGCGTACAGTTTCCAGATAATCATCATCCAGAGCACGACCAGTAAGCACCTGAGATTTGAAATCATTCAGGACTTTGCCGGCCAGCTGCACACGCTTGTTTTCTTCAACCTGCACCTGTTTTTCAATGGCATCAATCCGGCTAAGAATCTGCGCCTTTTTCTGCTGCGCTTGTGGCCCATCCAGATAGCCGAATTTGCCTTCGTCCAGTTCTTTCACCAGGCTTTGCAGGTCGGTTGTATCCTTGCCTTCAATCGCTGAAGTAATACGTCCGTCAATATCCAGAACGTCACGCGAAGTGTGATAGGTATTAATCCGCTGCTGCTTTTCTGGTTCTGGAAGGTTTAAAACCTCGAGTTTTTCTTTAAGGTATTGCAAGCCTTCCTCACGGCCCATACGTGTTGCAATCTCAGTAGCACGGTCTGCAACGACTACACCCTTCTGAGCATCAGCACGCAACTGCAATGGCAAGAAACCAGTCGCGTTTCTGGTCGCATTTTCTGTCCAGTAGTTTTCCAGCTCATGCATGGAATCCCACGGCAGTTCATTTTGCATCTGTTTAAAACGTGCCTTTGACCATTCATTGAATGTCTTGTTCGCCTGGTCGGCATTCATGGCACCGTTAGACACATCATTTTTCAGTAGTGTGATCTGTTCCGACATTTCACGTGTCATCACATCATCAAGCTTAACCTTCGCTTCCTGTTTGGCCAGATCGTTGTGATATAGCTCGACACGTTTAGCCGATACTTCTGCTTCTTCCTGCTTGCGCTTACGCTCATCCAGAACGCCGTCCACCACCTTTCCAATACTGGAAAGGCCGGTCATTGGCGTATGTTGTTGCAAGGTTGGCTGTGATGTAACACGGCCTTGTGAACGTGGAATAATCGCCATTACTTCCAACCTCCTGAAAAGGCTTTAACACCCGCACTCATAAAGTCTGACGCCGCTTGCATACCGTAGTTATTGCGCTGCATCTTGCCTTGAACACGGATCTGCTTTGCCTGATACCCTGCATCCGAAATATTCATTGATGCGTTATAGGCTGCATCAGAGATATGCTCATCCTGAATCATAGCCGCTGCACCTGCATCGACATCCACGCCATTTTCCGCAGCTGCAGCACGTGCCGAAGATGCATTGCTTTTACCTTGGCGCTTCATCTTTTCAGCTTCTAAACGCGCCACAGATTGAACGGTCTTGGCATTACCTTTTGCTGTTGCATCTGCCATCTGTGCATTCGCAAGGTTCTGCACGCCGTTCATAATGTCACCAACTGGACTACCACCACACATGATTAAATCTCCTTTTCCAGTACATAGCCGACCAGCTCAAAGTCTAATGACTCATACAGGCTTACCGTACGCTCTGCATAAATACCCGTAATTGTGCCGATCTGAATGCGGTCTGCACCGTGTACAGCCGCCCAGGTCTCAAAGCTTTTCACCAATGCACTGGCCGCACCTGTATTCCGGTATTCAGGAAGTACATAAATTCCCTGTTCAAATGCCAGCATCTGACCGGTTCGCCAGTCGGTATCCAGCACACCGATCAGGCCGCCTACCGGGTTCATGTAATGATCCATCACGATCAGGATTGATCCGAGCTTATCAATCAAATGAGCAAAGAGTTTTTCTGCTCGTTCTGCACTGAAGCCCTGATTCTTAAACCGTGGTGATTCATCTGTAAGACGCTTGCCCCAGTAAACAAGCGTGTCTAAATCTTCTAGTGTTGCCGGACGTACAAGCATCTTATTTCTCATTCATGGATACCAACATAGCTACACTCTGCACGTGGAACGGTAGCGGTTTGTTGTGTGTAATTTTTAATTGCATTTCATGCAGCGTAGACCAGCCATTCATGCTGACATTGACTGGACCTGTATATGGCAGGTTCTGGAAGGCTTGCTGGTTGAATGGCTTGTATTCAAGCTCGTACTGGTTGTATTGGCCACCTACTGACTTGCGGATATATAAGACCACTTCATGCGCCTGGATCTTGTGGAGCATCGCTGTACTTGGCACCTGACTGTGATCCGGTGGTAAGAACTCAACTTCCATATTAAACGGCTGACCTGCAAACCATGTGCCGGATGTCGGCTGGTTGTCATCGTAGAAATAGCCATCTGAATTATTGAATCGGTACAGAGTGCTGTTATGCAGGTTGCGGCTAGCTAATTCACCATCATTGGCGATCTCACAATCCATGTATGAAGTATCGTCCAGCTGCTCAAGCACGACGGATGACTTACGTGCAACCAGCATGAAGCACAGATCATTGCCGTTGGCTTGTGGTAAGGCGCAGATCGAGCGTACAGATCCACCAAAGTCATGCTGAGACCAGGCATTCATCTCCTGATCACGGTTCAGTGTGATTGAAGCCACTTTGCCATCATTAAGCACCATCCACACCAGACTGTACGGCGTTTGCTGGTAGGTCAGTTCCTTGATGCCGCCATGATCTTCAGCGATATGCGGTGCAATGGCTGACAGTTCAGGACTCACCAATCCATCCACTTCATAACGATATGACAGTGCACGCAGACGGTTACCACCACGCTGGACAAATAGCAGCTCATTGCCGACCAGACATGGTCGAACATTCGCCTTTGCGCCGTAGGTTGTATGCTGTTCGATCTGGGCTGATGCTGGCGTAAATGCGCCGGACGAACTGATTAGAAACTCAGATCCACCAGTAAGCGCCACCACACCACCACGCTGGGCAAGATGCAGAATGTTATCTGCTTGTGCTGATGATGAAGCCATGGAGAAAGCAGACGCATCATCTGTAGATTCCAGAAAGTCGCCATCGTTGCCAATGGCACTGATCCATAGCTGGTTCGGGTTGTTTTTGGTATTTGCAAATACCAGACGCTGTTTAAAGAATGTCACTGTGGATGGGTAGCCAGTAGCTGCTGTAAATGCCGCTGTATTTAAGGTCCATGATTTCGCAATGGCCTGAACGTTAGCATTGAGCTTAACAATGACTTCCCCAAGAACACCTGTTGGTGAAACATAGGACGTAATTTTGACTTGGCCACCATTGATCGAAACTATTGCACCGACATGTGCAGGAATAAATACAGACGCATCACCTGCTGTCACAGATTCCCAATCGGTACTATCGACTGCCGGCACCTTACCAGTGTTATCCGCTATTGCACGCCATGTCTGGCCAAGATAAATAACCCGCTCACCAATGATGTAGTTTTCCGTTGAACTCCAGTTCGGAAAAGCAGCTGCATTCAGTGAAATGGTTTTGCCCACTTCCACACCAGTCGGCGTTAATGCCACGTTAGGCGTAGTGTTAATTTCATCCACCGGTGCAGTGACAAAGGTAAAAGGCGCAAAATCCCAATTATCAAAGTCCTTACTACAAACCAGACGTTGCACTGGATGATCACCCTGGACAAAGAACATGCGATAACGTGAGTGTGCCACTTGGATCTGCGCCACTTTGGACGCTGTGTTATACGGCGTACTTCCTGTATAGACCACAGCCTGTGTCAAAGGGTCATACACCTGCAGAGTATTAATCCCCAAGATCAAAAGAAATGGGTTATCTGAGTTCGGTACAAATGGAATCAGGCGTAGTGCACCGGAAAAGATGCCCCGATATTTAGTACCTGGTCGTTTCTTTGCGCCACCTTCTACCAGTGGAATAGCGTTTAACAGTTTCTTTGCGCCGTTGCCATATTGCTGCACATCAGTCCGGGTATGCAGTAATGGTGATAGCTCACCACTGGACAGGTTATTTTTAAGTAGCCATTGTTTCATTAGTAGCGACTCCCGATATAGCGTGATTCTTCATACACCATATTTTCAGAAGGTCGTTCCTGAGCATTGATTGCACGTGCACGCTTGATCAGATCACGGTACTGCGCTTCTACTGATTGCCCTGCTGCATCGCTACCGGTATTCGGTTTGCATAGCTTGGCAGCCATCTTGAGTGACATAGCTTCCACCAGCATTGAGTCCCAAGAATCTTCATTATCGTTGTCAAAGACATATTCAAGATTGATCCGGTTTGTATTGGCCAAGATGTATCGATTCTCGACTTCATACTGTTCTGTATTGGCACTGATGATTCGGATGTAATCACGTGGCAACGGGAATGCATTGCTGTAGCCAAAGGCCGGATAAGTCGTCACTGGCGCAAGAACAGTACGTTTTTTTGCACATGACCAAGGATGATCCCGTAGGATGGATTTGCGCACCTGGTCATAGATATTGCGGCAACGTTCAGCACGTGCCGTGTTCTCATCAAATGATGCAATATTCTGATCACCTATCAGGCTTAAAGCATGATTGACGATGGATGTTCTGGTTGTAATAGACATAAAAAAGCCCTCAAGTTTTAATGATCTTGAAGGCTTCTTTGATTAGGTTTGTTGGGTGTTAGAATAATGCGATGCGTTTCACTAACACATCATGGTATGCACCCATATGTTTTTGCTGTTCTTGCAATAAAGCCCATTGTTCATCATTAATAAATGATGGCTGACCCTTATCCAGAAAGTTTTCTAGCGCATCAAGCTTTGTGTATAGTTCGCGCTGCTCAAGTCGAACACGATCTTGTGGTGTTTCTGCTGATGCGAACTTTCGCAAGAACTCATCTTTTGGTAGCCACTGTACAAAGCCGTCCAGTTGTTCTGTATTTTTCTGACCCGCGCGATCTTCAAGGATATAGCCAATATCATTGCCGTTTTCACCTTCTGGAAGTTGCCAACCGCGATAATCGTTATATTCCTGTCGAGTCATTGTTGCTGCGTGCACCAGGCTTGTACCAGCGAATGCAACCATGGTTAATGCTAGTAATTTTTTACTCATATTATTATTCCACTTTCTTCAAACAATTGCGGCACTCTGGCTTGGCATCAGTACCAATCTCAGTTGCACCATGAAAACCAAAAAGACACATCAGAAGTTGAATCATTTTGGCTGCTCCTAAAAAAAGACCCGACACCCCATGCCCAAGATGCCGAGCCAAAGCCCCTACTTAACGAAGGAAGTCGATTAAGACAATCTTCTGTTCGTTGGCACGTGCCGCACCATAAGATGCGATACCGCCGATCTGCTTCACGTTTGATTTGTCAGCACGGGTAACAATGTCAAAGTTAGAGATCGTGTTACGACCATAGTGAGTTGCGCCTTTAGCAACTGCGAAAGTACGTCCCTCAGTAACACCGCCCGCACCATCTGCCAGTTCTTCATAAGGCAACCAAATAAAGCCACCCCATTTTTTAGCCACATCACCATCCTGGATCTGTTGGATCGTGTCGCGGTCCCACTTGGTCAGCTCATCATCTACCAGAATCTGTTCAAGGATTTCCGAGTTGTAGATCATGTATAGCGGCAAGTTGTCACACTGGTTTTTACGGAACAAGGCACGCGCTTTGGCAATCTTGGCCTTATTCATTGGTGTGGCAGATGCTGCAATGGTTTGACCTGCTGGCACTGGTGTAGCTGTGTAATTTTCGCCGTCTGCGGTTTTACGCTGTACCGATGCGCCCAGTGACTTATAAATCACACGGTCACGCTGACGATGTTCTGCAGCCAGACACGCCTGCATGTACGGTGAAGTCGGATTTGCTGAAAGCTTCGCTTCATCACGTGGATCGATTGGTACGAATAGACCGTAATCTTCCATTACTGCTAAACGTGTACCAGCTTCAGGCACGGACCACTTAGTATCAGCAAATCGAGTGGTCATCTTCTCCATTTCCACTGCGCCAAGATCATTGACTGTGAAAGATGAACCTTGAATCTGGCCGCGGTCATGCGCCAGTACCTGAAGCACTGACTGTGTTTGTTGACATTGAATTTCAAACGCATCGTGAAATTGACGCTTGAATGCGGCGGTAATCATCCCGCCATTTGTAGCCATGTCTTGAGCCATGTTGTACTACCCCTTACTCTACATATTGTTTTGAATACCAAGCGTCTACACGTTGCGTCACAGACTTATGATCTGGATGACTTGGGTTGCTGTACGCTTCTGACATCATTAATTGTTGAATGGTTTCACCACCGCTTTGTTGTGTGTTAGAAGGCGGTAAATCTTCCTGAATATGCTTGCCAATGGCAGCCGCCAGCTTGAGTGCACCGATAGGTGAATCCAGTTCTTTTGCATCAAAGCCCAAAGCTTCCAGCGCGTTTTTAGCCAGGCCAATATTCGAATTGAACTGCTCACCCCATTCTTGTTGCAGTGCTTCCATCTGGACAGACTGGTGCTGCTCATAGGCTTTAACGACTGCTTCAACCTGCTTATTGGTCATGCCTTCAGCATGGAATGATTGCAGTACCTCAGCGTTATCTGCTTTAAACGCATCAAAATCGAAGCCATCAATAGAAACGGCGTAAGCATCGGCAGATTCCGGCACTGTTGTTGCTGGATCTGCTTCAGTTGTTTTCGTTTCTTGCTCACCGGCGTTCTGCTGTGTTGTCTCAGCACCTGGCACCGTTTGCGTTTCTGTTCCTGCAACTGGTGCTGTAGTTTGAGTTTGTTCAGTTGTTTGAACGTTTGATGTGTCAGTTGTTTGTTGTTCATCCATTGTTTTGCTCCATGTGGGCTAGTTCTAAGTTCTCGTCATAGCGAGGATCGTTTGCTGTGTTGATTCGGTTAAGAATGAAGTCCACGACTTCCGCACGGCCAAGACGGCGGCATGTTTCGCGTTCATCATCGGTAAATGGATTGCGCTTAAACCGCGCTGTAAGTTCTTCCAAAATTCGTTGGCCGTTCGGCTCAATATCAAAGTGAATCTGGTAGGTTTGCGCCGTTGGCTTTCGATGTGAACGCCATTTGATGTGGTGGCCAAAACCTAATTCGTCCTCTTGCTCCTGGATCAGCTCTTTAAATTCCTGATCAGGCTGGGCCTTAAGATCGGCAATAGTCTGTTTAAGCGCTTTCACTTCTTCCTGAAACTCATAGGCATGTGTTTTCGCACGACTGTACTTTTCTTCGGCTTCAAAGTGCGCATGCTCCCAATACTGACTTAACTCTTCGGTTACCTTAGAAGTGTTGTAGAGACTCCATACAGCTACACACGCAATCAGTAGAAGGATGGCCAGAACGGCGATAATTAAAATCATTGCATCACCTCACTGACCATCTGGGCTTCCAGTCCTTTACTTGCTGCGTTTGCCACAGCTCCTGTGACTTGCTGTGCCATAGCTGCCTGTTGTTCCTGAGCTGCTGCTTGTTGCTGTTGTTGTGCTTTCTGTTCACGGTATGCCTGTAGCTCATCAGTGGTACGCATGATTGAAGTTGGTGCACCCAGACCAGCTGCCAGTACTTGTGGAACTGCATCAAGATTGATGTTGTCCAGTGCATCCGGTGCGACTTCAATAATTGATCCAAGTGAAGCCATAAGACGTTCAATACTGGCCACTTCCTCAAGCTTCTGAGCACGTGCCAGTGGTGAAATAAACTTGAATGAAAGATTGCGGCCTTGCAGATCCTCTGGTGCTTCGCCTAGTACTTCTGCCCGGTATGCCAGACCAAAAGCACGATCAAGGATAGGAACCAGTAATTCAGCCTGAGCACGACCATATAGCGGCCCAAGCTGCTGCCGGATCATATCGACCCGTGCATAAATCTCTGCTGCGGTCGGTGGCTGGTTGTAGTGCTGCTGTAGACTGTCCGCCATCAATTTACGGCGTATGCTGGACTGAATACGATCTAGCAACTGATCTGCGACCTGGAAGCCCCGACCACTATCAAGACGTTTCATATCATCAACATCGTTTGCAGCAATGATCTTGCCACCACCGATACGCACGGTACGTGGGTTTACAATACCGTTATCATTCATGATCCACATACCGAGCACATCAATCTCAGCACTACGCAATGTGTCACGCATCAAAGCATTGGCTGTTTTGGCATCTGGTAAAGCTGTAGACATAATCCCGATCCCATACACGCTGCCTTGAATCTTTCTGAAACGTGGTACCGCACAAGGGAATTCGTTATAGCCAGATTCCTTCAGCATGGTTTTGCTTTCTACTTCCACATGATATGAAGCGAATGGCATCTGTTTTGGTAGCAAAACACGCTGGTTTAATGGTGCTTTGACCTTACGTGGTTCGATCACATGCACAATCTTGAAACGGTCATCTGGTCGCTGTTTGTAAGAATCTCTAACTGCATTGCTAACCTTGTGCTCTCCAAACTCCGACACAAGCTGTGCAGCGGTTTTGGTGTACTCACGATAGATCGTATCCACCTGACCATCTGGACGAGTCGATGCAATGAAGCATTCACCGATTGGCCAGCACTGGTACGTGAAGCCACCACCTTTCAAACGGTCAATATCCTGATAGATCACACCCCATCCAGCCACGGCGAAATCAATGATCATGTCGTAGATTTCAGAATCAAAGTTTGCGCCGTGGATATTGCGAAATAAGAATTGTGCAACCTGTTCAAGCCAGTGTTCACCTGGTGTGAGTTCAGCCTGATCATCCATGCCATCCGGTACAGCTTTAAACCAGATCGCGTTTGCAGGTGTGGTACCTGCAATCAGGTTAGATACAAAGATCAGAATGGATTCTGCCGCAGTTGAATCGAGCAGATCCGCACGCTGTTTCTCCCGTGTGCCATCCAGTGAGCCACCATTGAAGCATTGCTGGCGCTCAGGTGCTCCGTACTTGTAGCATTCAGTCCAGTGAGATTCGTACTTTGATCTTTCAGTACGAAGCTGACCAAGCCGTTTGCAGATTTGATTTGCTCGATCACTCATGCTTTAACCGCCTAGTGTTGATTTCTTTTCATCATCAGTTGCAGATGAAAGGACTTCAGATACCTTGCGCTTTTTACGTGTGGCAATCTGTTCGTTTTCTGCTGCCTGTGCCTTAGCTTTCGCTTCGGCATCAGCTTTCTGTGCGTCATAGCCTTTGGAAGCTGCTTTGGTATCAGTCAGGCCAATGGCATCAGTCACAGTGCTAATTGCTTTCCCTACGAATCCACCGCACATATTTAGGCTTCCTTCAGTTCAAGTCCGTGTTTGCCTTGCTGCCAGCGCAGTTTCTTAGGTGCTTCAACCTTTCCAGCCTTCAACAAAGCATCAAGTTTCTTTTCGATACGCTTTTGGCCTTCAAGGATCTGATCAAGGCGTTCATCTTCAACTAGTGCACCTAGTGAACTAGTTTCATTAGTAGACTGGTCTTGTGGTGCTTCAGGTTCTGGATCGTTGCCAGTGATGTGCTCTAACGCGGCTTCTGCCTGTTCTGCTGTTGTTGGTTGAGCTGCTTCTGTTTTTACTTCTTCAGGCTTTGTTGCACCTGGTGTATTTACTTTGCGAGCTGCCATAAAAAAACCCTATTCAGTGGTTGATTGAATAGGGTTACTGTGGGGGTATGGGTGTTGCGGTTTGTTGGGTGTTTACTCACTTAATCCTTTGTCTACGCATTCGAACGTTGTATGGCTTTGGTTTTTCCGCAAGCTGCTGATAATTCTTTTGTGCTTGTAGGCGTTTATACTGTTCTCTGGCTGCCACAAGTTGCTTTAATGCTGTTGTCTTTCCATTGCCACGCGGATGGATAGCAACAACATCTGTACCAGCCTCTGCTAGATCCCAAACTCTAATCATTCTTTTCATAGATCACCTAAACTTATTAAAAAAATTACTATTCTTCGGCCCGACATACGGACACCAGCCCCAGCCTTCACGCCAGAAGAACCAGTCACCTTCGACGTTCTTCCACGGCGTGCCGTCATTCTCGATATGGGTGTAGTCAGGTGGCATGAAATACCCCCTCTACAGCGGTGAACTCCTTTCCGCTTTCATCAGTCGCAGTAATAATTTTTAATCCACTACGACGGCCAATATCTACTTTTACAATGGTTAGCTTGCCTTGTGGTTTCCAGCATGGACTGTCGTGCGTTACTGTTTGGCCAACCTTAAAGTCTCTCACAGCCCCAACTCCCGATCCAGTTCCTCAATGACCTGATCACACAGGCCGCCGTCTTCAAAAATATCCATCTGGCCAATCTTGTACTTGTATGTGGTCCACTCGCCTTCCAGTGGGAACCGTTTAATGCCAGTCTCTGTTTGCCAGAGCATGATGAAGGCATGGCCGTTGTCATAGTTCGGAACGCCACCACGCGCCCATTCTGAAACTGTAGAAGCACCAGACACCGGCAGAACGTCTGCAATCTTTTCGTGTGTCCAGCCGCATTTGCCTAAGTCCAGAATCATTCGATTGAAGTCTGGACGCTTGTAATTTCGTAGTTTTAACTTGAACTCTTTGACCTTCTTTTTGGTATGCAGATTGATAAAACGCGCGCGCGCGCGAGGGGAGTTCGTATATACCCCATCTCCACACTCTCCGCCGACTAGTTGCAGCCCCATCGAACTTCCCATAGCAACCCCTATATTCATTAGATTTCCCACACTTTTATTTTGAGCAAACCGCCTTTAACCACATTGCCCCGGCGTACTATCAGCTCATCAAACTGTTCGTCATCTACGCAAAATTCACATTTCACTAAGCTGTCGATTGTTGCTTTCAAATAATTATCGATATCCCGTCTTAACCGATTCGGAAAATGGAATGTCACCTCCAGTTTTAACCGTGCTGCTGTTTTGATTCTTGGTACCAACATGCTCACCAGGTCATGAAAATCACGTGCTTCATCACTCAACTTGAAACCGCGACCAGATTTATTCCAGTAGTGATTCACCGATGGAGGAATAGCCGGCAACTTAAAATCTAAAATGACCTTTTCAGCCCCTTCGTTATTTCGCTCTAAATTCGCTTCTACGGCGTTTTGTTCTGCTTGATGTACCTTTGCTTCAATTTTGTTTTTAAATTGCACTGACGCGCATTCCTTGCGCAAATTGTGCTTATTCAAGTGAACTTCTAACTGTTTTTCACTCATGCGAAGCGTCATGCAGTCGCCCCAAATAAATCAGGTTGAGCAGCAGCTGGATTCATCCATAAGCATTCAATTCGGGTATCAGTACCGCGACCAGATGAAATACGAGCTTTAATTTCTACCTTTTTCCAACCCTTCAGCAGATCTTCATACAAATCGGACTGATATCCGGAAAGCATGACCATTCCTTCCAGATTGATCAGCGTGTTTAAAAGCTCTAAGTGATCTTTATCATCCATCTCGTGACGATAAACACGGCCAGTCTTGGCACCTTCATAGCGAGTATCGTGAACATACGGTGGATCTACATAATGCAAAGTGGTAGGAGCATCATGATCTTTCAGCACCTGGATTGCTGGACGGTTCTCGATCAAAACTCCACTCAATCTCTGGCCAATCTGACTTAGATGTTCTGGATATGTGGTCCACAGTGATTGAGCTGTGCCGTACTGGCGCTTGGTATCAATACGAAATCCTGTAATACCCTTGGTTGCACCAGCCGATCCAAAGCCCATCTGAGCGCGGATGATCGTACGGCGTGCACGTTCTACTGAATCTTCAGTACCAAACCAAGAGTTTTCAAATTCTTCACGGCTGTAAGGCGTTAAGATTAATTGCTCAATGAGCTGTTCTCTCGAGCTAGAATTTCGAAGTACCTTAAAAAGATTAACGATGTCGCCATCAAGATCGTTATAAACCTCAGCATACGCTCGTGGCTTCTGCAGAAGAACTCCAGCTGCTCCTCCAAATACTTCTGTGTAGCAAGTGTGATTTGGCATTTGGGAAATAATCCAATGAGCTATTCGAAACTTTCCACCGTGGTACCGGATTAACGGATGATCTAATTTCACGCTACTCTCTCCGTACGCTTAATCGTTCCTTTGACCATGGCTGCCAATTCAGGTGGACATGGCACGCCTTTACGATTCTTTTCGTTATGCTCAATCGCTACTGGTTTTACCGGTGGTACGTATATCATCTGAACACGTCCAGCCTTTTTCGCTTTAGCCAGGTAATCGCTGTAAATATCCCTGAATGCAAAATGAGCTGCTTTCTGGCCTTCGGTTTTGAGTATGTGACGAACTTCATCCAGTGCACGCTTGGCCAAGGTCGTGATCTTATTGGCCGGATCTGCTTCAAAATTTAAGGCTTTGGCCCATGCTTGTTCAGCTGTCCACCAATCGCCGTCATGCACACACCAAGAACGAAACTCTGGAAGTGATGGACACCATTTTTCAGAATTCATACGCTCTAAGCCACGGCGTAAGTCGTTTTCAGAGAGACCATTCAACACTGTGCATACTGTGAATTGCAGTTGTGCTGGATCAACATTGCCAAATTTTTTATCGAATGCTTCTCCGTACAGCATTTGCATACGTGCCAGAACCTGATCGGCAATCTCTGGTGGGAAATTCACGTTAAACACAGATTGGAATTTAGAAATATTACTCATGGGTTAATCACTCCCTGTCCGTAGCGATGATATTTTTTTGGTTGTTCAGCCTTAGGTTGTTTTGACTCTGCCTTCGGTTTTGCTGGCTGGTAATTGCTTAGCCAGTTCAACCAGGTAGTTATCCACTTCTGAGAACGTCGTGCAGGTTGGCCAACTGACCACTGAGCCAATTTTTTAAGTTCTTCAGAAATGATGCTTTCGGATAGCTTTGGGAAACTCACAGCTGCTTGAGCCATGAAATCGGTTTTGACTGGGTATGTGCCGAATAGATCTTTCAGCGTGTACAGCTTTGGATCGTCAGAGTGGTAGTCAATAAAATTCAAAGCACCACGATCTTGAGCAACAAAATCGGACGGCGCTTTATTCTTATTATTTTCTAAAGGATCTATAGAAGTATCTATTGTGTGTCCTGTTATAGGACTAGTAACTGGTTCACTAGCTGTACTAGTTTGGTCTTGCTGCTGAACTGGTACAGTTACAGGACTAGTCTTGTTAGTGAACCGATCTTTGAGTGAAACCTCATTCAATCGATAAGATTTCATGCCCTGCTTTCCATTAGATACAACACTGATCACACCTAATTTAATAAGCTCTTGAAGTGCGTTTGAAACGGTCGTTCGACCAAGTTTGCGAGATCCAGGAAGATCTCCACCCTGTAGCTGTGAGTAGCTGACAAAATCAGACTCCTTGTTATGTCCGTTAATGCGGTTTTCCAGCTCCGCATAGACGTTACGTGCAGCATCGCTCAGGAATGGCCACACTTCTTTTCGATACAAGCGACTAGACATAACATAGCCCTGATCGAACTTATCGCTATACATGCTTTTTCCAGCCCCTTGTGCTGGTTGTGAAGGCTTTTGAAACTGAATTATTTGAGCAGCATTCATTTCTTCACAACCTCCCCGATACGTGTTAAATTGATCATGTTTTACTACCTTCGTTTACTTGTCTGAGTGAACGGCAATAAGGCTCAACTGGTCGCAACAGTTGGGCTTTTTTTGTGCCTGTGGTTTTGGTGTGATATCGATCAATCTTGGCGGTGGTGTCAGCTCAAAGCTGGTATCCACGGTATCTGTGGTCAAACGCATAAGAGATGCGAGATTATTTAAACGTTCCCGAACTTCAGAAATATTTGATATGCCCAAACTTCTTATATGCTCAGACAAGGTTTTATTTTCAGATCTAGCAATTGCTTCCAAATCACGTTTCTCTTCATACGTGCATTTGAATGTGATGCTTTCAGTTAATTTTTCAGACATGCTTTCTACCTCACACAGCCTTATCGCGCAGCTCAATCCAAATATCTTGATAGGTGTCTGGAAAAAGTTCTTTTCTTGTCGAAAGACCACGATCTTCAGCAATAACAGCAAGTCGGATTTTTCTTTCAGTGGGGATTTTCTTCCATCCGCTCACTGATGGAACTCTGATCCCAAGTAATCGAGCAACGGCAGCTGGTCCACCAAGAGCTTCTATAAGCTGTGCATCATTCATGTTGTTCTCCTAAATAATCATCCAATTATTAGGCATTCCTTATTTTTATTCAATAGGAATACCTAATTTATTTCGTGTTAGGATTTCCTAATGAAAACACTTGCTGAACGTCTTAAATATGCCATGGAAGTTTTACCGCCTAAGAAAATTAAGGGGGTCGAACTTGCACGCGCCGTTGGGGTAAAGCCACCATCTGTTAGTGATTGGCTTTCTGGTAAATCGAAAAATATGGAAGGCCCGAACCTGATTCGAGCAGCCCAATTCCTAAAGGTAAATTCAAAATGGTTAGCTACTGGTATCGGTAAACCTACAGATGAAGAAACAAAAAGTGAGTTCAGTAACGTAAGTTTTAATACTTCACCAGTTATGGAAATTCCTGTTTTAGATTATGTTCAAGCTGGCTTGTTTGGGACTGTTGGATATGATGGAATCAATCCTAAAGATAAAACCTATACGACTTATCAAAGTGCAAAACCTTCTGATGTATTTGGTTTGACGGTTGAAGGAATGAGTATGGCACCTGAATTTTTACCAGGTGATTCACTTGTAATTGATGCATCTTTAGCACCACAACCCGGTTCATTTGTTATTGCTCAGAATGGATCCTATGAAGCCACTTTCAAAAAGTACCGGGTAATTGGCTATGATGAATATGGACGTGAAGAATTTGAACTGGTTCCATTAAACCCAGACTATCCAACACTATCTTCAAGAGACCATAAAATATCGATCATTGGTGTGATGGTTCGCCATGAGCGGAGTTATAAATAATTATGAAAATATTGATCGCTTGTCTGTTTGGTTTACTTATAGCAAATTCCTTTTTCTCTTGGTTTTTATGGAAAGAGAATCAAAGAAATAGACAAAATATCGGCTTTTTAGAAAATAAAATGGATCGATTAGATATAGATTCCCTGGAAAAAATAAGATCTAAAGCTAATACAGATATTGATTGCTCATCTACTGAACCTGGGGACTGGTTAAAATCTTCAATATGTAATTAATATTTAACTTTTCGAACCGCTCTAAATGAGCGGTTTTTTTACACCTATCAAAAAATAATCCAAAAAAATTAGGAATACCTATTTACTTATTTATTAGGATTGCCTAATATTTATCTCGTACCCAATAAAAAGCCCGACTGGACTGGAATCAAATCGGGCTTTTCACAACAACGAGGTAAGTATGAAACAAAACCCTATCCAAAGCAAGTTACCTGCCTTCAACACGTCGAGCATGGTTTCTGAAAAGCTTTACCAGCATCCCGAGCCTAAATCTGTAGCGAAGGAAATCGTTTCAAATGTCGCTGCATGGTCTGTGGTCTTTTCAATTCTTGTGGGCTTATCCGCAATGTTCATTCACCAGGCAGACAAAGAATCTGAGCGTCAGGTGGAAGCCATTAGCACGTCTGTTGGGGGTGCAAAGTGAATGCTTATATCGAACTACCAACAGCACAGCTCATTGAGAAAATGAGCAATGAGGACTATCACGCACGCCCTGAATTCAGCTCAAGCCAGTTAAAAGACATGCTGCGTTCTGGTGCTCACTTCTACTCGAATCACGTGTTAAAGGAAGTCGAGCGCGAATCAAAAACGGCTATGGATTTCGGCACACTGGCCCACACGCTATTCCTTGAACCGGATCAGTTTGAAGCTGAGTTTGCAGTACTGCCAGAGGATGCACCAAAGCGTCCGACTGAAACCATGTTGAAGGCAAAGAACCCTTCTCCGGACACGCTCGGCAAGATCGCATTCTGGGAAAACTTTGAAGCTGAACATGCGGGCAAAATCATTGTGACTGCTGAACAGATTCAAGGTGCACAGCGGATCGTTGAGAACCTGAAGCAACTCAGCATGTATGCCGAAATGCAGAATAATTTTGGTATGGCTGAAGCCAGTATCTTTTTCACAGATCCGGCTTTTGATCTTGAATTGCGTATCCGTCCTGACTGGCACATCGCACCGTGTAAAGCTTTTCCGTTCGGCCTGATTCTGGACTTAAAAACTACAACCGATGCACGTCCGAATGCCTTCTCTAAAAAATGCGGTGACTTTGGCTATGACCTGTCTGCTGCCATGTACCGCGAAGGCTTCCAGGAGTACTACCGCACTGAACAGAAACCGCCTTTTATTTTCCTTGTGGCTGAAAGTTCTATCCCTTTCAACGTCAAGCAGTATCAGGCATCTGAGCTATTTCTCAGTGTCGGTGAAACCCGATACAACAAGGCAAAAGAGCTGCTGGCTGAATCCCTACTGATCAATGAATGGGATGGCTATTCACTCGAACTGGAAGAAATCTTCCTGCCTTCGTACCTCACCAAACAAGCTTTAGAAAACAACTTTAAATAATTAATTTTAGGAATATTTATCATGAATGCTCAAACTCAAATTGCTACTGCTCAACCAACTCACTCTGTTGGCCTTTTAAACCTTGAAGCTTTTGAACTGTCACAACGTGTGGCCAAAATGCTATCTAGCTCTACCCTGGTACCAGAACAGTATCGCTCTGTGATCAAGGTTAAAGCGGGTAAAGATCAAAGCGGTCAATGGATGTACCGCGATGAAGAAAACCCGAACGGTCTATCAAACTGCATCATTGCATTGAACATGGCTAACCGTATGGGTGCAGATCCGTTAATGATCATGCAAAACCTTTACCTGATTGAAGGTCGTCCATCTTGGTCGTCACAGTTCATCATGGCATCTATCAATAGCTGTGGCCGCTTCTCTGCCCTGCGTTTTGATCTGGAAGATCTAGGCGAGAAAGAAGTCGAGTATCAGGAAACTGTCTGGTCTAACCGCCAAAAACAGACAGTGACCAAAAAAATCAAGATCCAGAACTTTGCATGTACTGCATGGGCGATTGAGCGCGAAACTGGTGAACGTCTGAACTCGTCAAAAATCACAATTGAAATGGCAGTGAAGGAAGGCTGGTACCAGAAGAACGGATCTAAATGGCAAACCATGCCTGAACAGATGCTGCGCTATCGTGCTGCTTCATTCTTTGGCCGTGTCTATGCACCAGAGTTATTGATGGGCCTACGTTCTGCTGAAGAAGAACAAGACCAGATCATTGACGTTACACCGGATCAGGAACTGGTAGTTAAGGCTGATACATCTCAATTAAAACGCGACATCCTTGCCGTTAAATCACCTGCCGAACTGAATGCTTTAGAAGAAAAAGTATTCGATATTACAGATGACTCGGCACGCAAAGAACTCACAAAACTGGTGAATGCTCAGGCTCAAAAGTTCCAGCCTAAGGTTGTCGAAGAAGTACCTGCAGAAGAAAAGCCAAAGCGCTCACGTCAACCTAAAGCCGTGGAAGACGCACCAGTAGAAGATATTCCGCCGGCTCAACAAGCTGAAAATATCCAAAATCAAACATCAAATGATGTCGGAGATGGGGCGTTAAGCGTAGATGAATTGAAGCGCCTTCAAGCAGAAGCCGAAGCTATGGTTGAGCAGAAGAAACAGCCTAGCTCAGCGGATCTTAAAAAAGAGTTTGCCAAACGACTGAACTTAGCTAAGTCACTGGCTGATGTGCTGGACATTGAGGAAGAAATCGAAAATGCAAATGGTCTGATTCAAGCTGACTTCCAGTACCTGCAAGCCAACATCGAACAAGTACGCGGCAAGTTTGAGGCATCACAAGCCCCAGCTGTAGACCCGATCAAAAGTGGATCAGTTAAAAACGGTCTTACCCTCCTGATCTCTGATGCCAAGAACGGTGAAGACATTCGACAAGTTGCACAGCAAATGAATGCAGCTAAGCCGAATTTGACCAATGAGCATCAACAGGAATTACTGCAAGCCTACGCGCAGAAAAAGAAATTGATCGAAGATCAGTTCGATATGTTCCAAAGCAACTAACACGGATCTGGCCACACCGGAAGGTGTGGTCTAAAAGGAAATAAATATGAAAGCTCAACAAATCAATGTGACAAACGTACTTCAAGGCACAACAGAACAAGTGGTTGATCAGATCTTCAAAGTTTTTATTGGCCAGATTCATGATCGTATGCAGAAAGACGATCCAGCTCAAGCCTTAGACTTTGCTTTTCTGGTTGCTGGTAATGGCATTGCAGGATTGCTGAATCAGGTTGCAGATCACCGGGTTGATGATATGGCCAAACTGCTTCATGAGATGGTGGACGAAGCTACTGAGAACCTGAAAGCAATGAAAATGAAGAAAAGTTGAGGCAGCTTGATGAATACTGAATTAGAAGTAAATAGCTTTAAAGCTGGCGATAAGATTGTGAGCATTTGCGGAGACTATGAGGGTAGCTTGCTTGAAGTTGAAGCGGTACTTAATCGTAAAGGTCAGATTATTATATTTTTCGAATATGACGACACTATTTGTGATGATTTAAGTTTGCACTTTAGACACGCAAGAGACGCAGAGATTGATGCCGGCAAATGGATTGAGGTGGCGTGATGGATATTCTAGAAGAAATAGATGTTTTTTTTAGTGCATGTCAGCTGACACAGGATGAATCTAACAACTTAGTTTTTAACGGTATGACTGGTTGTTTTGAATCTAAATATCTTGCTGATTGGTTTGTAAACCAGATTAATTTCGGGTGGAAATTATGGCAAGCAGCCAAAGCCCAAGCGGTGCCGGAAGGGTTTGTTTTGGTTAAGAAAGAGTTGCCTGAGCAGATTGCGGAAAAAATGGCGATTGATCGCATCGATAAGCCAAGACACGAGAATGATCCGGTTTGGAGTGAAATTGCGGAGCAATCATATAAGGATCAGGTCAAATCTAAAAAGTGGGAATTTTGGCGTGATTATAAAGCCATGATTGAAGCACAGGAGCCAGCCAATGCCGACACAAATAGTTAAACCGGCTCCTTTTGATGACGCTCAGTGGCTCTGGTGCACTGAGTGGTGCAAGAAAAAAGGTTTAAGCCCATACGATGCACAAAACTGGGCTAATGCAAAAGCAGAATATTTAAAGGTTACGAAGGAGGTGAATTGATGGCTTTATATATCTCAACGCCTGACCTGTTGAAGCGTTACGGGATAACCAAAGGCACTTTGATCAACTGGCGTAATAAACAGGATTTCCCTGAACCATTGATCAAAGCACATGGTCGTTCAAGCAGTCGCTACGGCATCAAGGCTGTAGATGCCTGGGAAAGAAGTAAAGGATTGCTTGAGTCGCTTGAAATACAACCCTTAATATCAAAACGCTCATGATTGTTCAGTATGGCGCAGAGTTTATGGAACCACTTTTCATAAGCCTGCGCCTGTTCCCCCAAGTATTCATGTAAATCATACGTTCCCCATATAGCCGGCAATCCATGTCCTAGCATAATTTCACAGATATGCGGTGGAGCCAGTTCAGAAATATGCGTCCTCATCGTTCTACGTAAATCATGCATGGTCCAGTGCTGCATCTCTACACCAAAACGCTTGCGCACATTGTCAATCACAAACGGCGGTATGGTTGTCTGAAAGCTCTTTTCAAGTTTGGTATAAGCCTTGGCTTTCAAGTTCGGGAAAGCGTATTCACAGCTATCTGGTGATAGTGAAAATACATATTTAAGGAATGGCACAATCTGGGGAATTACAGGCCGGATAATCGGCTTGTGCGTACGATCCCCCATCTTGTGATTCTCCGGTGGGATGTACCAAATCATTTCCTGAAAGTCGAAATCAGATTTCTTGGCCAGCCTTAATTCTGAAACACGGCAGCCGAAAAATAGTAGCATGATGATGATGGCTTTATTTTTGGCAGATATCGCATTGGATCTGAGTGCAGCATGCACCACCCAGAATATTTCCTGTTCTGAAAGATAGCGTGACCGCTTCACCTTTTTCACATTCAGATCCGCAGCTTTCAAGTGCTGAATCGGTTGATACTTCAATTTTCCATGAATGCATCCCCAGCGCATGATCATTCTGAGATTGCCGAGCACCTTCACTGATACCGTTCTGGCATTGGCTGCGATTTCAAATAACAGCTCTGACCATTCCTGCAATGAAACATCATCACAGATCCGCCGGCCTATACGTGGGTAGACATGAATCTCGAAAGCACGTGAATCATCCTTGCTTGAAATTTTATGGACGGCGATGGTATTAAACCAGAGTTCACAGATCTCTTTGACAGTCGGCTGTTTTAAATAGTCTGACTCCCCTTTTAATTTTAGCTGCATCGGGTCCTTGCCCTGGTCAAGCTCAGTCTTGTATTTATGCACCAGTAATCTGGCTTCTTTTAGCCCCATCATGGGATATGTGCCAATGTCCAGCCGTTTTGCCTTTCCGTTAAAACGATACCGGTATTGGAAAACGATCTTCCCCTTTGGCGAAATCCGGACAGACAATGCATCCCGATCCGTCACCACTTCAACTTTTTCACGCGGTTTCCCATTGTTGGATTTGAGCCAACTATCACTTAAAGCCAT